TCATCCATGTATCGTGATCCTTGTGAATGCGCCCGCCCCGAAGGTGTCGGACAGTTGCGCCACGTGAAGTTCGAATGGCGCCGTCACCGCATCGGCCGCCGCCATCGCCGCGGAATAGGTCCAGACCGGCTGCGCGACCGTCGCTTCCCGGCGAATCGCGCCATCCTTGACCACGCGCAGGAGGTAGGCTTCCCGCGCCTCGCCAAGCGGCACCTCGATCCCGCTCCAGCTGTCGCCGCCGATCCGCGTCCTGCGCACCCAGGCAACCGACAGGTCGCCGCCCACCCACTCTGCCCGCAGATGCGCGGGCGAATAGGGCCGCAGCCCGATCCCCGGAAACGCCTCGACAAGGTGAAGGTAGGACGGATCGTCATAGCCCCGCGTTGCCGGGCCGATCCGGTAGTGCCGCGCCAGATCCCGCACCTCGAGCGATATCCCGATCTGCCTTGGCGCGCCGTCCAGAAGCACGACGCTGCTGCCCTCGGCCCAGGTTCCGGGCATCACCGCATCCGTCCCCGCCTGCCCCCGCAGCCTGAGGCGCAGGTCGTAGGTGTCGGGCGCGACCAGTTCGGCCTCGGTATACTGGAACACCTCCCAGTTGGTCGCGGAACCGTCGCCGATCGCCATCAGGTTCGCCCCGTTCAGGATCTGCTCCGCGCTTGCCGAACTCAGCGCGCCGCCCACCACCTCGACCCGCAGCGCCGGCCCGCGATCCCAGACGCCGCCCTTCGCGGCGGCCAGCGGTGTCAGCGTCCGGCCGATGACGGCACGCGTCGCAAGGACCTGATCGAGGACATAGCCCGCGTCCGTGTCCGAGGAAAAGACGGCGACACTGCCGGGCCAGGGATCGGCCGACGCCGCGACGCGGGGTGCATGCGCCACCTCGGTGCCCGACAGAAGCGGCAGGTCCAGGAAGAGGGCATGGACCGGCAAGGCCGGCACGAACGGGCGCGGGGCGACGGCCTCATCCGCCTCGTCCGACGGGGCGTAGATCGCGGCCTCGACCCGCACCGCATCGACCGTCAGCGCGCCCGACCGCTCAACCCTGTCGATGCGATAGCGATGCTGGCCGAAGGCCACGACATCGCCCGCCCCGACACCCCCCATCGACGGCGGCAGCGCGAAGCGCGCCCCGTCACGCGCCACGCGCGCCTCCGCCAGCCAGCGCTCCACGATCCGCTGCCCCTCGGACCGCGTCAGCGCCAGGTTCAGTTCGGACTGCGCCACGCCGTGCGTCGCTTCATCGGGAAAGACCGCCTCGACCGACCGGGCCTCATAATCGCCCTCGGCCTCGACGAAATTCAGCCGGACCCTGCCGGCCACTTCCGCCTCGGGGGCACGATCGGTCTCGATCCACCCGTCCAGCTCCTCCGTCACCGCAAGCTGCCCGGGCGACAGGTCGAACGCCGCCCGCCCGTCGCGCATGGCAAAGGACAGCACGCCGTCGCGCTCCGCCGCCTCGAACCCGTAGCCCAGCATCAGGGGTTGCAGCGCCGCCCGCCCAGTGCCGACATCGGCGACCGCATAGCCCCTGACAATCCCGTTCAGCCGCGCCACATCGATGGTGAACAGGCCGGACCGGCCGCAGATCTCCGCCACCACGCTCGCCAGCGGCTGCGCGGACGCCCGCCCGTTCAGCCAGTGGCCCCGCGCATAGTTGTCGCCGTCCGACCACAGGTCGGTATTGCCCGGGAACTGCGGAAACGGCCGCGCATCCCATGACCAGACATGCGCCCGGCTCATCTCGATCATCCGCCCCGGATAAAGGTCGGACGCCGGGTTGCGGGCGGGATCGCCCCAATACGCGCCCATCGCGCGCAGGTACTGCATCTGGATCAGGTCGTCCCGGCGCCCGTCCGATCCGAAGGGAAGCGCGCTTTCCGACGATTTGGGGTCAAGGAACTTGTTCGGCTCGTTCGTGCCCCGGTCCACCGCCGCGCATCCGTATTCGGTGAACCAGATCGGCTTCGAGCGCGGAGCCCAGGCCGTCGGCTCGGTCTGCCGGACGCCACCCATCCTTTCGTGGTGCGCATTCTCCCACCAGGACCTGAAATCCTTCACCCGCCAGACCCAGGGCTCGCCATAGGCGCCGTCCTCGATCGGGGTGCGGATCTGTGCCTCCCGGTGGGCGGGGTTGGCATAGAACCAGTCGTAATGCTCTCCGCCCTCGATGTTGGCCTGAAGATAGTCGAGGTTGTAGATCGATCCCCAGGCGGCATCCGCCTGTGCGTCGCCCTCGCGCCAGTCCGACAGCGGCAGGTAGTTGTCCACCCCCACGAAATCCACGTCCGGGTCGGACCAGAGCGCATCGAGCGGGTAGAGAAGGTCGCCCGACCCGTCCTGAAGGGCGTTGTATTCCGTCCAGTCCGCCGCGTAGCTGATCTTCGTCCCCGGCCCCAGGATCGACCGGACATCCGCCACCAGCCGGCGCAAGGCATCGACGGCCACGAAGGCGTCCCCTGCCCCCCTGATCCGCGTCAGCCCGCGCAGTTCCGACCCGATCAGGAACGCCTCCACCCCTCCGGCGGCGGCGCACAGATGCGCATAGTGCAGGATGAAACGGCGATAGGACCACTCGGCGGGCCCGGAATAGGTGACGCTCGTCCCGGCCACCGCGAAATCCGCGACCTTGGCGGCGCCGAAAAAGGCCGCGACCTCGGCATCCGCCGCCGCCGTCCGGTCGGGCGTGCCCGGCTGTCCCGGCGCCACCGAGAGCGTGATGCGCCCGCGCCAGGGCAGGACCGGCTGATCCGCCGCCCCGCTCCAGGGATCGGTCAGGCCGTTGCCCTCAAGCTGATCCATCAGGATGAAGGGGCAGAACATCACCGCCTCGCCGCCCGCGCGGATGGCCGCGATCGCCTCGACCACCGCGGCATCGGCCGGGGTGCCGCCATAGACCGGGCGATCGTCCTTGCGGACGATCTCGGCGGCGGCGCTCCGCGCGATGCCCCCCGCGCGCCAGGGCATTTCCTGCCCGTCGCGCGCGCCATCCTCGACCTTCGGCTGCACCTCGCAACGGTCGCACCGCAGATCGCTGCCGAACCAGGACACCACCAGCGAAACCGACCGGGCGTCGGGCAGTTCCTCGCGCAGCGCGCGCAGCGACACCGCAAGATCCGTCCCCCCCGAAGGCGAATGGACATTGGCCGAAACGCTGCGGCCAAGGCCCGCGCTGTAGCGCACCGGCGTCGTCGCCAGCGCATATTCCCCGGTGCCGGGGATCAGCACCACCCCCCGCACACCCTGCCGAAGATCCTCGACCCCCTCGGTTCCGGGGCCCTGCGCCGGCCGGAACACCTCGAAGGAAAACTGCGGCACGCGGTTGCCGAAGCGGGTGATGTCCAGGTCCTCGAACACCACATAGGCTATGCCGCGATAGGCGGGGACGGTCCCCGCGCCCTCCACCGCCTCGATCTTCGGGTCCGGCAACTGGTCGCGCGCGCCGGTATAGACGCGCATCGTCACGTCTTCGGGCGAGATCTCGACACCATCCGCCCAGATGCGCCCGACCCGCGTGATCGTGCCCTCGCACAACGCCACCGCCAGGCTGACGGTATAGGAAAACTCGGTGACCTTGGGCTTGGGCTGCGCGCCCTTCCCCCCGCCCGAGGTGGTGACATGCTCAAGGAACCGCGTGGCCCAGATCACCTGGCCCGAAACCCGCATCCGCCCCCAGACAAGCCCGACCGGCGCGCCTTCGCTCGCCCCGGTCAGGCGGAAGCGGTCGATGCGGCCGGTCTCGACCGCGCGCGACCCCGACCCCAGCAGACGCTGGTCGATCGCGCGCCCGACCGTCGCCCCGATGGCGCGCCCGATCACCGCCACCGACAGGCCGAGTACGGTTCCGCCGAAACCCGCGCCGACGAAGGCGCCGGCGGCCGACAGCAGTATTGTGGCCATTGCAGCCCTCCTCAGGGAAAATCGAACCGCGCCACCACACGGCGGCGCCAGGGAACCGTCAGCGCACTTTCCACGACGCCATGCCCTGAATAGGCATGGATGAAGCTGTCCTGGCCCGTGGCGATGCCGAGGTGCTTGGCCACCGCCCCGTCGCGCATCCGGAACAGAAGCACCTGCCCGACGGCAAGGCCCCCGGCCGCAGGCACCAGATGCCGGCAGGCGGCCTGCCACAGCCGCTCCTCACCGCCGGGCTCTGACCAGTCCCGCGTATAGGCGGGCACCACCTCCGGATCGTGGCCATAAAGCTCGCGCCAGACCCCGCGCAGAAGGCCCAGGCAATCGCACCCGCTACCCCTGCAGGACGCCTGATGGCGGTAGGGCGTGCCAATCCACACCCGTGCAACAGCGACCGCACGGGACGCCACATCGCTCATCGCCGCAGGCTCCCGCCGTCGTGGATCGCGCCCGATGCAGGATAATTGATCAGCCAGTCTTCCCCCGGAATGTCCGGAAACCCATGGAAGTTCAGAAGGTTAGCGAACTTAAGCCGGCAGGTCTCCGCCCGCTTGTCGCATCCCGCCTCGATCCGGATCAGGTCGCCCGCCCCCGGCGCCACGCCCAGCGCCTGCCATAGCTCGATCTCGCGCACCGCGCCCCGGATGCGGTCGTTCTTGACGACCCCGGTCAACCCCGCGGCGGGCCCGCCCAGAACCGACAGGCGCCCCTTCTCGAACCAGCGGTCGTCAAATCCCGCCAGCGCGGAAAAGCGGAAGACCCGCCCCTCCTCCACCGTCTCGACCGGCAATTCGGCCCGAAACCCCGGCAGCGCGGTGTCGAAGCCGCAAGCCGCATCGCCCAGAATCGCCGAACAGCGGGCATGGTAGATGCGCCCCTGGGGCTGGCCCAGAAGCTCCGCCAACCCTCTCAACTCCGCGCTGAAGGCCCCGCCTTTGCGCGTGACCTCTCCCAGAACGCCCCGGAAGATCAGCGCGCGCTGGGACACGTCGACCCAGTTGACCAGCCAGGTCCGGACCTCGGCTCCATCGTAGCGCCCGGCCAGGATGTCCTCTTCGCGGATCGCCTCCGAACTCAGCGCCCCGAAGGCTTCCGAGTTGTCGACGGCAAGCCCCGTGCCGGTTTCCAGCGCCCGCGCCGTCAACCCGGTATCGGGGCGGAAGAGGAGCCCGTCGAACGCCAGCGCCCGGTCATGGTCGGTGAAGCCAAGCGTCACCCCGTCCCTGCGCGTGATCGCAAAGGCGCGGGCGACGGTTGTCGCCCCGCCCGCCAGATGCGTCAGAAAATCCGCCGAAAAACCGCTCACAGCCGTACCTCCACGACCGGAACGTTCGGCACCTCGCCCGCCTGAAACGACGCCACCGAAACCTGGATCGCCTCGGTGTCAAAGCGCACGGGGACGTCGAATTCGAACCCCGCGGTCACCGTTTCCCCGACCGCCGGCGGCGAGGCGAAGGTGATCACCCCGCTCGCGCCGTCGACGGCGAAGTGCACCGCCTCCGCCAATTCGTCGCCCTGAAGGCCGACGCGCACCGTTCCCGCAACCGGCTTCACGATGCGCCGCACCTGCACGTATCCGCCCGAGGCATAGGCCTTTGTCAGCTGGAACCCGGTCCGAACGCCATCGCCCGTGCCGATCACCTGATCCGTATAGACCGGCGTGGCGGAGGGGGCGCAGGACTTGTAGTCGGTCCAGTCCTTCCAGCGAAAGGCGTGCAACTGCCCCTGCCGCGCCTCGAAGAACGCGATCAGCTCGCCGATGTCGTCCAGGCTGCGCAGGCTGACGCCGGCGTCATAGCGACGGCGTGCCTCGGCCCAGGGCGTGTTGCGCTCCTCGAACCCGTTGGCCAGCGCAACGACTTCCGTCCGCCGCTCCGGCCCGCCGACCGAGCCGAAACTCAGCTTGACCGGAAATCGTACCTCGTGAAAGGCCATGGTTCTTCCTCACCTGTTGCGTTCGCCGCGCGCAAGCGCGCGGGCCATCTGCGCGGCAATCTGGCTCTGGCTGCGGGCAAAGCCCTGCACATCCGGCGTGGTCACGTTGACGACGACGTTGACCGCCCGCCCCCCGCCCGCACCCTGCACGCCAAGCCGCCCGTCCGCCCCCCGCATCAACGGCATGATCGCTTCCGGGCCCGCCTCGCCCATCAGCCCCGTCGCCCCGCGCATCGGAAAGACAGTGGGCGAACTGACGATGCCGCCGCGTGCAAAGGGCATGACCCGCCCCTGCGCGAAGCCCGCCCCCTTCTCGAAGGCAAAGACGCCGCTCAGCGCGCTGTTCAGCCCGTTCGCCAGCGCGCCGCCCAGCGCGTTCTGCACCGGGGCCAGCGCGATGTTGGTGACCGTGTCCACGATCGACTGCGCCACACCCTTCAGCGCATCCGACAGCCGCACCCCGTCCAGCACCAGCCCGTCGAAGGCACGCCTGAGCCCGCTGCCGATGCCGCGCGACAGCGTGTTCACCTCGCGACCGGTGAACACCATGCTGTCCCGCATCCGCAAAAGCTCGGCATCGAAGGCCGCAGCCATCGTCCGCGCCCCCCCCAGCGACTGCTCCAGCGCCGCCGCCTGCGCCTCAAGCCCGTCCAATCCGTCCGTCACCGCCATGTCCGCTTCCTTCCGTCTTGTCGGGCCAGGCCGCGATCAGCTCGTCCAGCCGCGCCCGGTTCAGCGGCCGCACGCCCTGCGGCTCGCCCAGCATCACCACCAGTTCCGCCGGCGTCAGCCGCCAGAACTCCTCCGGCCTGAGGCGCAGGCGGCAAAGCCCCGCCTTCAGCAGGGCCGGCCAGTCGAACCGCCGCATCACCCCTCCGGTGCCGCAAACGCCCGCGCCAGAAGCTCCGCCGCCGCGCGCGCCGCGCCGACCGGGCCTCCCGCAATCTCGGCCGTCATCAGGTCATCCGCCGTCCCGCGCCAGCCGCCGCCACGCAGCCCCGCGACGACCAGCAGAAGGACATCGCGGCTCGCATACCGCCCGCTCTCGAAGCGTTCCGCCAGTTCGACCAGAGACCCCGCGCCCAGCGCGGCCTCAAGCTCGGCCAGCGCGCCAAGCGTCAGCTTCGCGACGTGGCGCTCGCCATTCACGGCGATCTCCACCTCGCCCGCCCAGGGGTTGGCCATCAGACCGACACCAGCGGCGTGAAGCCCAGCGCCCCCGCCGAGGCCAGCGAAAGTTCATAGGTCGCCTCGCCGTTGTAGCTGCCGCCATATTCGATCGCCGTGATCTGGAACGGGCCCTCGATCACCCCGAAGTCGGGAATGACCACCTGGAACCCCGCAACGATCCCGTCGAAGAAGATCTGGCGCGCGCGTTCGTCGGTGTCGCAGTCCACGAAGACGCCAGACCCGGACACCGCCGCGGACCGCACGCCGGCACCGCCCAGCAGTTCCCGCCAGCCGCCCTGGCTGTCGAGGCTCGTCACATCCACCGTCTCGGCGTTGAAGCTGATCCGCGTGGCCCTCAGCCCCGCGATCGTCGAAAACTGCCCGTCCCCCGTCAGGTCGAGCTTGATGAGTAGGTCCTTGCCGTTCTGGGCCGCCATGTCCGGTCTCCGATTGATGTTGATGGGGCATCGCCCCGAAATCCTGGCCTCGCTCCGCCAATCGGCGCGCTCAGTCCTCGACGCGCGCCCGGAACGTCAGGTCGATGCGGCGCACGTCCGCCTCCTCGACCCTGCGCGCCCGGGCGCGCAGGAACCACAGTCCCACAAGCCGTCCGCGCGCCAGGGCAAGCGGCGCCCCGACCAGCGCGTCCGACACCGCCGCCGCGACCGCCTTGGCGGTCTGGAACCCCGCCGCATCGGTCACGACCGAGACGACGAATTCATGAAACGCCCCGCGCCCCACCTGGTCCGAGGCATCGCGCGCGTCTTCCGGGCCAAGCGACACATAGGTTCCGCCCGCCGCCCCCGGAGGGGCCGCATCGTAGATCGCGCCCGAAACCAGCGCACCCAGCGCGCCATCCGCGGCCAGACGCTGGTAGACCGCCGCCTGAAGGGCTGCCGCCACGCCATAGCTCATGCCAGAACCTCCTCCTGCGCAAAGCAGGTCAGATAGCGCCCGTCCGGGTCGTTCTCGGCGACGGCGACGATGCGAAACACCCGCGCCCCCTCGCGCAGGCGCTGATCGGGCTTCGGACGGCGCGGTGCGCCGAAGGGGGCCGCCCGCACGACGATGCGATAGGTCACCGCCGACACCGTCACGAACTCGCCCGCGCGTTCCCGTCCCGCCCCCGCCGCGATCGCGGCCCAAAGCACGCCCTTCTCCTGCCAAAGCGTCGCGAAGCCGCCGGACCCGTCCGGCACCCGCTCCGCCTCCTCAAGCACCAGGCGCCGGTTCAGCCGTATTGCGGTCATGCCCCACCTCCGCCCAGGACACGGACATTGCGCCAGCGTTCGATCAGCGCCGCAATCCCGTAGGGCATCGCGCGGCCCTGAGCCGCCTCGTGGCGATGCTCGTGGTATTCGGCCGCCAGCAGGAACACCGCCTGTGCCAGATCGGGCGGCACGTCGGCCCAGGCGGACCCGAACCCCGCCGTGAAGACCACCTCGACCGTGCCGCCCGCCGGAACTCCGGGCAGGTAACCGCCCGCCCCCTTCAGCCGGGGGCGATGCAGGTCGCGCTCCAGCGCATAGCGCGCGGGCTCGACCGTTTCCGTCGCCCCCGCCGCGTCCCTCAGCGTCACCGACGCCACCATCGAAACCGGCGCGACCGGAAGCGCCTGCGCCCAGTCGTCGCGCCAGTCCGTCAGCTCCAGCCGGAAATCGCGCGCCAGGATTGCCTTGCCGGTCCGCGCCTCGATCGCGGCCAGGGCCGCGCGCAGGTAGGCTTCGGCCAGCGCATCCTCCGTCCCGTCATCGGCAAACCCGGTGCCAAGCCGAAGGTGGTCCTTGAAGGCCGCAACCGGCAACGCGGCCAGTGCGACCGGGTTCAACTCGCTCAGCATCATGGAAAATCTCCGAAAGTCTCGCCCTCCCGCCGAGGGTCGGGCGCGAGGCAGGCCGGTGCCGCTCGGACGGAGGGAGCAGCTAGACGACACCGGCCGGGCATCCCCGCGCCCGTCCGGGCCGGGGCATGCCGCCCCGACCCATCCGCCGCCGCCTTACGCGACCGCGAATTTCATCAGCTTGATCGCGGCAAAATCGCTCACGTCGCCGCCGACACGCTTGGAGGCGTAGAAGAGGACGTGCGGCTTGGCCGAGAACGGATCGCGCAGCACCCGCAGGTCGGGGCGTTCCGCGATGGTATAGCCGTTGTGGAAGTCGCCGAAGGCCATCGCATAGGCATCCGGCGCGATGTCCGGCATGTCCTCCGCGATCAAGACCGGATAGCCCATCAGCCGCGCCGGCTCGCCCGACTGCAGCCCGTCCGACCACAGGAAGCGGCCGTCCGCATCCTTCATCTTGCGCACGGCCCCCGCGGTCTTCGAATTCATCACGAAGGTCGCGTTCGCCCGGTATTCGGCATTCAGCGCATAGACCAGGTCGACGATCGCATCAGAGGCGTTGGTGGCCGAAAAGTCGCCCGCCGCGCCGGTCGGCACATAGCCAAGCGCCCCCCAGGCCCAGACCCCGTCGTCCACCGCCGAATGGCTCAGGAACCCCTTCGGCTTGTCGATGCCGTCGCCGGCGACAAAGGCCTGCGCCTCGGCGCGGGCGAACCTGTCGGCGATCCGGCCCGCCAGCCAGCCCTCGATGTCGAAGGCGCTGTCGTCCAGAAGCCGCTGGCTCGCCTTCGGCATCGCCGACAGCTCGTGCAGCGGGATCGAGATGCGGTCGATCTGCGGCGTGCCGGTTTCCGACAGCGTGCCGGTTTCCGTCGCCCATCCCGACCCCAGGTCGGTGTGATCGACCAGCACGTCGAAGCTCGACGCCTCCACGTTGACCACGTTCGCGATCGCCCGGATCGAGGCCATCGACTTCAGCACGCCCCTGATCCGGTCCGAGGTCTCGGGATCGACCAGGAACCCGCCCTCGGCGTTCACCTGCGTGTTCAGCGCCTTGCCCTCCAGCGCAAGGCCGCGCAGCGCGTCGTCATCGCCCGACCGCAGATAGGCCGCAAAGGCCTTCTTGTGCGGCGCCTCGTGATCGACGGCGGTCGAAAGCGCCGGGCGCGCAAGGGGGTGTCCGGCGGCGTGAGATTTGCGATCCAGCATGGTCAGTCGCTCTTCCTGTTGTTGCAGCTTCGATGTCATCTCGTCCTGAAAGCTCTTGAATTCGCCGAGGAATCCCTGCAGCGCGGCCTTCACCTCCTCGGCCGGCGCGGCGGTCACGCCTTCCCCGGCCCGAGCCTTCGTCTCGGTCTTTCTCATCCCATCACCTCAAGTCAGGGTTGGTTTCGCGGGTCAGCCGCCCGCCAGCATCCGGCGCGCGTCCCGAAACGCCGCCGCCAGTTCACGCAAGGTAGCCTCGGCCGGGTCCCCGCCCTTCGCCGCCACCCGCGCCTCGGGAAGCATCGGGAAGGTGACAAGCGACACCTCCCAAAGCTCCACCTCGCGAAGCAGCCTCTGCCCCTTCGCATCCCGCTCCGCCGTGACCGTGCGGTAGCCGATCGACAACCCGTCGATCGCCCCCGCCGCCAGCAGCGCCGCCGCCTCGCGCCCCTTCTCGACCTCGGTCAGGATGCGCCCCCTGACACGAAGACCGCGCGCATCCTCGGCGATCTCCTCCCAGACGCCGATCGGCTGGGCCGGGTCGTGCTGCCACAGCATCCTGACCGCGCGCCCCGCCTCCCTCAGCCCCGAGAGCGAGCGTCGGTAGGCCCCCGCCACCACGACGTCGCCGCCCTGATCGGCCACCCCGAAGATCGAGGCATAGCCCTCGATCCGGCACCCGTCGGTCAGCACGATATCCTCGCCCAGCCGGCAGAACTTGGTCTCCAGCCCGCACTCCTTCACTTCCATCTGGCTCTCCTATCTCGCCCCGAACTCCAGGGCCGACTGCGCCGCCTGGCTCAGGATCACGCCGACGACCCCGAACACGGTCATCCACAGCCGCTTCTCGACCCCGAGGATCATCGCCTCGATCCGCTCCAGCCGCCGGTCGACGGTCTCGAACTGCAAGGCCATGATCTTCTCCGTCGCCTCGAACCGGTGCTCATGGGCGCATTCGAACGGCTCCTTCAGATAGCGCGACCCCGCTGCCACCTCAGGCCCCCTCGACAAGTGGCGGCAGGCCCAGGATCGCGCGCTTTTCGGCCTGCGACAGGAACTCCGCCTCGCCCACGCGCTTCCACTGCTGGTCGCGCTCGGCCGCCAGCGCCGGCACCTGGTCCAGATCGGGGCGCAGGTCCACCTGCTCGCCCAGATGCGTCGAAAGCCAGTGCCCGACCGCCGCCGTCACCCGCGTGGCCAGCGGCAGCACCGTCAGCCGGTAGAAGGCCCGGTTCGCCTCCTGGTAGTTCGCATAGGTCGCGTCCCCCGGAATGCCCAGCAGCATCGGCGGCACCCCGAAGGCGACGGCGATCTCCCGTGCCGCGGCCTCCTTCGTCTTCTGGAACTCCATGTCCGACGGGCTGAACCCCATCGGCTTCCAGTCAAGCCCGCCCTCCAGCAGCATCGGCCGCCCGGCGTTGCGCGCGCCCTGATGATGGGCCTCCATCTCGCTCACCAGCCGGTCGTACTGGTCCGCCGACAGGCTCCCCTGCCCGTCGGTGCCCTTGTAGACGATCGCCCCCGAAGGCCGCGCGGCATTGTCGAGAAGCGCCTTCGACCAGGCCGAAGCAGAGTTGTGGACGTCGATCGCCACCGCCGCCGCCTGCAGGGGCGACAGGCCGTAATGGTCGTCCTGCGGATGGAAACTGCGGATGTGGCAGACCGGGTCCATCGGCCCGGTCATGTCGAACCGGTGCCGGCGCCCGCCCACCGCATAGTCATAGGCCACCGGCCAGCCGTCCGCCCCCGGCACCACCGCCATGCGGTCGGACCGGAGCACATGCAGCTCCTGCGGCAACCCGCCCGGCCCCACCGCCTCCACATAGCCGTTCCCGCTCAAAAGCAGCTGGCCGTAAAGCGCCTCGAACAGCTCCGCCCGCCCCTGCCCCGGGTTCGGACGCCGCATCAGGTCGACGACCGGATGCACCTCATACCGGCGTTCGCGGTCCTGGCAGACGATCGGCAAAGCCGCCGCCGCCTCCGCGATCAGCTTCACCGCCCGGAAACCGACCGGATTCCCGGCAAACCCCGTCTTCGTCAGGCTCACCGTGTCGCGCGGGCTCCAGGCCACGCGCCCCGCCGTGCCCCAGGCAACGACACGCCCCGTCGCCGAGGCCTTGCGCTCCGGCACAGCCTCGGCCGCGCGCCGGAAGAAATTCCACGCCATCCGCATCTCCCGTCTGATGAAACGGCCAAGGGTCGGGGCCCGATCGGCCCCCCCCTTCATTCTGGCCCAAATACTCCACGGGGGTCCGGGGGTGTGAAACCCCCGGCTTCCCCGCCGCTCACAAGCCGCGCACCTGCGGCCGCCGCCAGTGCCTCGCCGGCTCCAGGATGAGTTCGCTCAAGGCCCAGACCAGCGCATCGACCCGGTCCGGGCTGCCCCGCCCCTGGTATCCCGCGACCGTCATCCGGCACATCTGGTCCTCAAGCCGCTCCAGCCCGCGCAGGTGATGCACCCGCCCCTGCTCGTAAAGCGCCGCCACCGGTTCCGCCCGAGCGGCCTTGCCGGCCAGCGCCGAGACGCCGCGATAGGGGATCAGCGGATCGACCTGGCGCACCAGGCTCTCCACCAGCTTTCCGCCCTGGTTCACTTCCGCCACCAGCCGGTCGGCGCCATGCCGGCGGAACGCCGACACCGCGGCCTCCGCCCAATGGAGCGGCGATCCCGACAGGCTCGCATCCTCCAGCACCCAGGCCCGCCAGGTTTCCGGCGGCCCCTCGGTCAGCGCCCCCGCGACCACGATGCCGCATTCGTCCGCCCCGGTCTTGCCCGACACCGCCGGATCGACCGCCACGACGATGCGCGACAGCCGCTCGGGCCGCTCCGCGCGCCCCGCCTCGATCGTCGCCGTGGTCCAGAGCGCGCCCTCGACATCCTCGAGAAGCTCGCCCTCCAGTTCCTGCCGGCCAAGCCGTGTCCCGGCATAGCGGGCCTGCACCTCGGCCAGGAACGACGCCGCCAGATGCGCCTTGTTCGCCCCGGTCGGCGCATGCGTGATCACCGTCGAGGGGTTCTTCAGGATCGCCTTCAGCACGCCCACGTTCTTCGGCGTCGTCGTCACCACCTGCCGCGGATGCTCGCCCAGCCTCAGCGCGAACTGAAGCATGTCCCAGGCGTCCTCCGCCCGCTTCCACTTGGCCAGTTCGTCTACCCAGGCCGCATCGAACTGCGGCCCGCGCAGCGCCTCCGGCTCATGCGCCGAAAAGACCTGGGCGACCGCCCCGTTCGGCCACAGCAGCCGCTTGCGGGTCGCCTCCCACTCCGGCTTCCGGTCGGGCGGGGAACAGGCGAGGATGCCGCTTTCGCCGAAAACCATCACCTCCCGCGCCTGCTCGACCGTCTCGCCGACCAGCGCCACGCGCCTTGCCCGGCCGGGGTCGAGCGGCCGCGCCCCCTCGACCTCGGC